TGGGTAGAGGAAGGTCATTTCCCTAAACCAGTTGTGCTTGGTCCTGAGAAGGAAAAGAACAGTACAACGAGGTGGCTGCGCACAGAGGTTGAGCAATGGCTTGAGTCTCGTCCACGCGAGAAGACTGATGGCTGATGAAACCCTAATCTTCGGACCACCGGGTTGCGGTAAGACACATACGATGATTGAGATCGTGCGGAAGGAGTTAGCGCAAGGCACTCCACCGGACAGGATTGGTTTCGTATCGTTTTCACGCAAGTCCATCCAAGAGGCGAGGGAGCGTGTGGGTGCCGAACTACAGCTCACCGAAAAGGATGTGCCGTGGTTCAAGACGCTACATTCGATAGGCTTCAACTGGCTGGGCATGGACAGCAAAGAGACGGTTCAGCCGTCAGACTTCCGTAAGCTGGGTGACATATTAGGCATGGCCTTTGATAAGGGCACTGCCGAGGCCATGGAAGAGGGCATGGTTCCTTTGTCTATGAAGGAGGGCAACCGCTATCTGGAAGTGATCAGTCGATCCAAGCTGCGCTGTATTTCCATGGAACAGGAGTACAATGACCGTGGCGACTATGATCTGCATTGGTCGATGCTCAAGCGCGTGGATCAGGTATATGCTGCTTATAAGTCAGACGCTGGGAAGTATGACTACACCGACATGATTGAACTGTTTGTTCGTCAGGGCACTGGCCCTGTGCTTGAGGTTCTGATTGTTGATGAGGCGCAGGATCTGACTCCGCTACAGTGGAAGCAGGTAGCGATACTGAAAGAGAGAGCCAGCCGCGTATACTACGCGGGAGACGATGACCAGTGCATCCACCGCTGGAACGGCGTGAATCTACACAGCTTCATGAACGCTTGCGATAACAAGACCGTTTTGAACAAGAGTTATCGTGTGCCGGGTAGCGTGTACAAACTAGCGAACCATCTGGTTAACCGGATCAGTGTCCGACAGGAGAAGGACTGGCAACCGAGAGATGAAGACGGCAACGTGGATTTTCACATGAATTGGTATGATGTGAATATTGATGAAGGTTCGTGGACTATTATGGCTAGAACCAACAAAGCCTTGAACTCAATTCACCATTCTTTACGCGAAGACGGCTATTTGTTTGAACGATTCGGTAATTCCATGATCTCGCTTGAACTACTTGAAGCCATGACCATCTGGGAGCGGTTGGCAAAGGGCGAGACGGCAAGCGTTGGTGATATCAAAAAGCTCTACGGTTTCATGCCCAAGCAGGGCGACAGGGCATTGCTCAAACGTGCGGCGACAAAGACCTTTGATGCGGTAGATCCACAAGGCTACCACAACTACGACAATCTAGTGGCCGAACATGGTTTGCTTGCTAGCCAAGACGCAAGGCCGGAGGTCGTGGTCAACATGTCTCTTGAGGACATACGGTACATGGGTGCTGTGCGCCGCAGGGGCGAGGATCTAACCAAGCCGCGCATCAACCTGTCTACCATCCACCGGATGAAGGGCGGTGAGGACGACAACATCTTACTGTTGACGGACTCGTCATACCCTGCGGTCAACGCACCAGATCAGGACGATGAGCATCGTGTCTTTTACACTGCCGTGACCAGAGCACGGCACAACCTGCACATTGTCGATTCCCACGCAAAATATAGGTATGTGATATGAAAAGAGATAAATTACTTGATACCGCCAAAGATCTAGTCAACGGGCCAAGAGCCAGAGATTATGGTGACGCATACGAGAACCACGAGCGTGTGGCTCAACTGTGGTCTGTGATCCTAGACAAGGACGTATCAGTTTCTCAAGTTTATCAGTGTCTTACTGCCCTAAAACTTGCTAGACTTATAGTCACACCAACGCATCAGGATTCATGGGTAGACATTGCTGGATACGCCAGCCTCGGAGGAGAGATTGATGGCAAAGGAAAGTAGTCAGATTACGTTCCTACACAGGCTGGACTTGGACACCATCGAGAAGGATTGGGTGCCGCCGGAAGTGTTTCCTGATCTGCGAAACAGCCAGTACATCGCAATCGACCTTGAGACCAGCGATCCGAACCTGATGACGTTAGGTCCAGGCTGGGCGCGTGGTGATGGCTTTATCGTGGGCGTGGCTATCGCAGCCGGCGACTTCGTTGGCTACTACCCTATCGCCCATGAGGGTGGTGGCAATATCCCACAAAACAAAGTTATGAAGTGGCTAGCAGACCAGCTCGCTACGCCGAACATTCCCAAGATCATGCACAATGCCACCTATGACGCCGGTTGGCTCCGGTGGGCAGGGGTCAAGATTCAAGGCACGATCATCGACACCATGGTAGCTGCGCCTCTACTAAACGAGAACCGGTTTAGCTACAGCCTTAACAATCTGGCAAGGGATTATCTGAACGAGCGTAAGGACGAGAAGACATTGCGTGCCGCTGCGGCGGATCATGGTTTTGATCCCAAGGCAGAGATGTGGCGTCTCAACTCACGGTTTGTGGGGGCGTATGCCGAGAAGGATGCCGAACTGACCTTGAAGCTGTGGAACATGATGCGTGTGGATCTGGAGAAGCAGAGCCTCATGGATGTCTTTGACCTAGAGACTTCGCTGTTACCAGTGCTATTGGACATGCGTGAGAAGGGCGTAAAGGTAAACATTGACGGCGCCGAGGCGGCAAAGAAAAAGCTGATCGGACTCAAGAAAGATCTGATTGCAGATATAAAGCATGAAACAGGTGTGGATGTAGAGCCATGGGTAGCCAGAAGCGTTGCCGCCGTCTTTGACCATCACGGCCTGTACTACAATAGAACAGAGAACAACGGCCAGCCGTCCTTCACCAAGGCGTTCTTGCAGGCTAGTCCTCATCCTGTCGCGGCAAAGATCCTGCGCTTGCGTGAACTAGACAAGGCCAGCAATACCTTCATCGACAACATCCTCAAGTTCTCACACAAGGGTCGTATACACTGCGAGTTTCATCAGCTTCGATCTGATGATGGCGGCACGGTCACTGGTAGATTTTCTTCAAGCAACCCCAACCTCCAGCAGATTCCAGCGCGGGATCCAGAGATTAAGGCCATGATCCGAGGTCTGTTTGTGCCGGACGAAGGATGCAAGTGGGGCAGCTTTGACTACTCAAGTCAGGAGCCGAGACTCTTGGTGCACTACTGTGCGTCTTTGGCACCCAAGGATCGTCATCCGTCCATTGATGATGTTGTGGCGGAGTATCACAAAGGTGATGCCGACTTCCACCAGATGGTTGCGGATCTGGCAGAGATTACCAGAAAGCAGGCCAAGACGGTCAATCTTGGTATCATGTATGGCATGGGCGTAGGCAAGCTGTCACATACCATGGACATATCTAAGGATGAAGCCAAGAGACTGTTGGCGCAGTACCATAAGAAGGTTCCGTTTGTTAAGGATCTGGCAGACATGGTGTCGCTACGAGCCAGCAACAACGGACAGATTCGCACGATGTCGGGGCGGTTATGCCGGTTTGATATGTGGGAGCCAAAGACATTTGGCTATAACAAGCCTATGAAGCGCGAGGAGGCCGAGAAAGAGTACGGGCCTATACTGAGACGCGCATTTACCTACAAGGCACTCAACAGGCTGATACAAGGCTCTGCGGCAGACCAAACCAAGGTTGCCATGGCAGAGTGCTACAAGGAAGGCTTGGTGCCGCTCCTGACCGTGCATGACGAACTTTGTTTCAACGTAGAGTCCGAGGAGCAAGCCGCAAGAATCACGGACATTATGGAGAACAGCACGGAACTAAAGGTGCCGAGCAAGGTCGATCAAGAGTTGGGCGACAACTGGGGAGAAGTAGGATGACAAAAGATATTCTCATCATCCTGTGCTTCATTAGTTTTTGTGGTGGTCTATTCTTCGGATAACGCTCTCATGCGTTTTACCAAACGCTTGGCGCGGTTGGTGACCTGGTCATACCAGCGGCTGTCTACCATCTCGTCAGCTGCGCGGTTCCAGTCTCGTGCATCCACACCAGCCTTCATACCTTTGAAAGCACTCAAACGCGGACGCCCCATGTTAAACATCATGTTTGCTATGATGAGCTGGCACTCTTCGGGCAGGTCATAGAAGTCTGGGTACAGAACCTCACACTCGTCCAACGTGACAGCAATATCAAGGTTGAACACCTGACGGACACGCTCTTCATCTACGGGCGTACCAACGGCCTGTCCGTATTCTGGATCGCTCTCTACCACGAGATGACCTATTCCGAAGGTTGGTAGAGCTAAATGATCCAAATAAATTTCAAACTTGCAGCCCTCATCCTCTGCAAGCTCTTCACGAAGCTGATCTTTGTTCATGGGGTTGTCCTTCCAAGAGATTGCGCCAGAGCCTGAGTCGTAGGGTCGGGCAGCAAGATTGGTGATACTTGTCCAGCGGTTCCGGCTCCACCTGGTAATACGTTTGGTGCCTGTTGCTGAACGGTTTGAATTGCTTGATTAGCTACGGGAGCCAGTTGCTGACGGGCGGCATCGGTCACGGGTCGAGCTTCCTCGGCGCCTTGCTCTACACCCATACGAGTGCCTTGAACAGTTGCTGCACCTACCAGTTGCCACATGGTTTGAAACCCTTGTGCAATCGGGTCATTGGACTTGAACTTACCAGACAGAAAGGCTTTGACCTTGTTTGGTTGACGAGAAGCCATCATCATCCTAAGAACTCGTGGATCTCTTAACGCTACAGACATTACCTTGAACGCTGCCGCCGTAGGTAATGTAGCAAGCGGGTTGGTAATTAAACTAACAACACCAAGACCAAGAGCAATGTTAGGTGCGGCAAGACCGCCTTTACCCGCGATTGAAGCATTGGAGGCGCGAACCATGTTTTCCGCCATGGTGTTGAGGCTTTCAAAAGCATTACGTCCAAACATAGCGTTGATTGTTTCTGGTCCGTAGGATCTCAAAACCGACTGGAATTTCCCACCAAGCCGACCAGATTTGAACGCTTCGATAAAGTCATCCGTCATGCGGATCTCGCCAGCCTCATCTACGGTAGCACCAATCTGTTTCAGGATTCTGCCCATCGAGGCATCCCGCACACTGTTCATTGTTTCTTCAGGCAGGAAGCGTTGCGCCTGCTTGATAGAACTTGGAGTCTTGAATACGGTTTGCGCAATGACTTCTGGATCGCTGGTAGAGCGCAAAGTGTTGATGATAACATCTTTATCCAATGCCGCACGCCGTGCTTCTGCCGCTTGTAAATCACGAAGTGCTTGGCCGAGTGGCTTACTGCGTAACTGGTTGACTACACTAGGTGCAAGATTAGCTTTGCCACGCTCAAGGACAGTAAGGATATCGTTTACATCCTTCAGATCTTTGCCCAGCATTTTGTCAACAGTCGTGCCCTTCTGTCGAATATTTGCTACAAGTTTAATTGGGTCTATAACCTCTTGTCCTGTAGCGGGGTCAACTACCAACGAGCGCTTAACCTGTTGCTCGACATACATCTTTGATAGACCTTGGCGTACTTCTTCTGCCATCTCTGCACCGTTGCCACGAATACGCGCAAGTTCCGCAGCTTCTGCTTCAATGTCGCGTGCAGTCTTTTCGACCATCATACGAGTACGATTGTTAGGCGGAAGATCTGCCACATCTTTTAGAGCTTGTTCTACAGTGCGGTTGCCGATCATGCGTGTCTTCAGAATCCGTGTGCCCTCTGCCAGATCCACGATTCCTGACTCAGCCCCCAAGGCTTTACCTGTTGGTGCGCCACGAATGGCTTTCATCAACTGATCAAACGCTTCAGGGTTGTCCTCTTGTATGATCTTGTCGAACACAAACTTCATGTTCATCTGACCAGATTTTGCTTGTTTGATAATGTCCTGAACAACGATGTTGTCAAACCTACCAATACTGTCGCGGTAGAAGTTGTTTGTGCGACTTAACAGATTTAGAGCATCACTTGCATCTGCCGTAGACAGATTCATCTCAAACCCTTCAGGACGGATGATCTTGTCTCCAGCGCGAGCTACTCCAGTCTCTAAACCTTGAGTGGACATTTGAGCGAGCGTAATCTCTGCGTCTGTAAACGCCTGATTGACGGAGGCCTTGAGTGAACCAAGAGCACCTACGTTGACATCGTTCAAAAGAGCCGGGTTGCGAGATGCGTCAAGCAAACCTGTACGGATACGAGATAGGTCTTGCGCGGTGGCGTAATCTCCAAGACCGCGCACCTGTGCCGCGAACCGTGTCGCTCCAATGTCGGCAATACTGTCTGTGGTAAGCCGTTCAAGTTCTGCCTTGATCCCTGCGGTAGGGATAATTTTCTGGCCGCGCAGCTTGTCGTTGACGGCGGTATACAACCGATCAACATCCTCATCAAACACGCGCTTACGCATACGAATCATGTCATCAAGATTCTTGGGTATGCTTTTGCCATCCTTCAGATTACGCATGATCGCACTTATCTCACCGCGCACGGCATCGTCCATAGTCTTTTGTGCGTCTGCTAGGGTCTGATCAGCTCCACGGTAAAACTTGTTAATATCGTTCTTGACGACCTCATCAAGATTGTTGATAGCGGCATCGTCCGCCACACCAAGCGTGCGCAAGTCAGCAATTACCTGTTCAAGATTTTGAGTAGCGGCTTTTTGATTTGGAAACACACCCTCATAAACGGCTTGCAGGCGGTTCAAAACTGGACGGAATGCTTCATCCGTAGCACCCGCAATCGTGGGGCGATAGCCTTTGTTGATAACTTCACGCGCCTGCGCACGCAACGCTTCGTTGGCCTCGCCTCCTGGACCTTTGATAATACGACCAAACAGCTTGGATACGCCTCGACCAATACCTTCGCCAAAAGCACCAAACACACCTTCCATGGCGGTGTCGCGTGCGATGTCTCCAGCAGATTGCATCTGCAAGCCTTCAGCAGCTTCAATACCTTCATCAAGCAGTTTGCCCCCAGCAGTGGCGGCACCCACAATCAACATACCCGGAACAAAGCCCACACCTGACGCGGCAATCGCGGCACCTGTACCAGCAATGATAGGTAGTGCAGTTGCGCCAGCAAACTCTTTGACATCGTTAAAGGAGAAGCCTTCTTCGTCTACCGCAAGCTCGCGGCCTTCACCCAGACCAAGTTTGGTGCGTCCGTCTTGTGTCAGGATATGACGACCAAGCGCATCTACGCGGAAACCCTCGTCACCTACCACAGTCTTCAGATAGTTGGACTTCTCTTCACCTGTGTCCATGCGACCAAACTGAAAGCGCGAGAACCCTGCAACACTATCCAAGCCAGTGCGGTAATCGACACCCGGCTCTTTGTACTTGCTGATATATTCGTCTTCGGTAAGTTGCTCTCCACTAACGGGGTCCATGCCAGCTAGGCGTTTGGCTCGAGCGTAGTCACGGATCTCGTCCAATGAAGCGCTAGCAAAATCAAGTTCTGTCTGAGTTGGCTGTGTAGGACTGAACTGCGCTATAATAGCTTCTTGCTCTTCTGGTGTAGGAGCATCACCAGCGATATCTACCTGAACTGAACCATTAGCAGTTTCAACAATTATAGAACCCACACCACTCTCCTATGAAGGCAACTTGAATATGGGCATACCTTGAGCGTTTTTCTGACCAGTATCTACCAACCCTAACGTAGAGCGCTGTCCAACACCAAAAGGTTCTAGTGATTTCTTAGACTCAGATATCAGAGACAACGCAGAACCCACATCTTTTTCGCCCGGCAAGATTCTTCCGCTTAAACGATCTTCAACGCTGCGCATTTCCCCAGCCGCTAACGCTTGATTTCTACGGAAATCATTAATTACAAAACCCATCTTTTGAGCTAACAGATCTGGATCTGCCTGCAATAAATTAAATGACCCATCTTGCAGAGTAGTGGCGTCAACATAAGCGTCCGCCAAAAACTGAACGTCTCGGTTAGAAATTGAGTTTGCTGATTGAACGCCACCTAGCGACACTGGAATGAGCTTTTGGAACGCCTGTCGTACAAAGGATTGATACTTAGCCTTGTTTTCAAAAGATGGAGGAGCGTCTAAGCCTACAGCGTTCAATAGTTTATTACCAAAATCTTTCGCGCCACCACGAATACCTGTAATGCTACCGTCATCAGCTAGTGTTAACATTGCTTTTTCTGCGAACTCAATACCCACTTCAGCATCTATGTATCGTTTCGCCGCAGTATCAAACTTCTCTTGCATCTTAGTTGATTGTTCATCTGATATTAATAGTTCTTCTCTTCCGGCCTTTATTTGTGCAGCGACTGCTTTAGATCTTTCAAGTGCGGCTTTTTCCTGTGCAAGATACACATCCACATCTTGAAATCCTTCGGGTAACTTACCGTCATTAGCAAGAAGATCAGTCATGCTAATCCGAGTAGGTTGAATGCCTTTGTCAACCAAACGAAGGAAGTTACGATAG